CTGCCACGCAAACATTCTCGCGGACGAACTGGCGCTCATGCGCGAAAGGGAAAGGATTCTATGACCAGCGAAGAGATCAGGATGATGGGTAAAACTGTCATGGACGATGGCAGTGTGAAAGACGGAATCAACGGCGAATGGAACTCCGACCTACTCCGCGAGTTAACAGCCCAGCTCGCACAGCTCAACGAGTGCTTAGCATCCTTGACGCATCCAGGCGGGGCGCAGTTCAACATCAACGCAAGCTTTTAAGGAGGCACCATGCAAGCACTAGCAGTACTCGCAATCTTCCCGTTGATCGGCATTCTTTTCATCGGCGCAATGATCACCCGCGACACCTGGATTGGAGGCACGGAATACAAGAATCAGTAGGCGTACCGCTATCAGTCCTGCGCGAGTCGGCAGAAGACGCGCAGATCCGCGCAGAGATTGCCAAACAGGTCGTCGGCGAGTGGCTGGACTGCCCAGATCACGCCGACACTGCGCACTCGCTCAACGTATACCCTTTTGCAAACATCCTGCGCGAGACTTGGCTTCGGAGCTTATGGCGCTTTGTGCGCGATATGAAATGGCACTTGATCGGTTGCCTTTTATTCTGCCTGGTGGTTGAAGGCGTAGCAGTATGGGCGATCTATCACGCGTTCGTGGGGTGGTAACTTGGATCGAGAATCAATCTGGACAGCCGCAGTAGCCTACGCAGACGAGCACATGCGCAGCGCTGGTCGCAAGGCATGGGACGATAGCGACTGGTGCGCGATGGTCGCGGAGTTTGATCGCCTATGCCCACCGCTGGAGCTACTGCCTACCGCGCAGATCCGCGCTGAGGTGAACCGGCGCACCGCACACGATCATCCGAAGCCTAAGAGAAAGAAAGGATGTGTTGGCTGCGGACTGTTGCTCGGCGCACGAGAGAGGCGCACCGCTTGCCCTATGTGCGGTGCAAGGAATCCACGCAAGTAACAACGCCGCTGGCACTACGTTACCAAGAAAGGCAAGATGAAAGTCCTTATCGGTTGTGAATTCAGCGGGCTTGTGAGAGACGCATTTATCGCACGCGGTCACGATGCGTGGAGTTGTGATCTGTTGCCAACGGAAAGGCCGGGGCCGCACCTACAGCGCGATCTACTTGAAGTGATTGACTGGACCTGGGACTTGGCAATCTTTCACCCGCCATGCACGCACCTTGCCGTAAGCGGTGCGCGGTGGTTCAAGGAGAAGCGCACAGAGCAGCAAGAGGCACTTGCATTCGTTGGAAGGCTCATGAATTGCGGCATTCCGAAGTGGGCGCTTGAAAATCCGGTTTCCATTATTAGTTCACAGTTCCGCAAGCCAAACCAGATTATTCAGCCGTGGATGTTTGGTCACGGTGAGACGAAATCAACGTGCCTGTGGCTCAAGGAATTGCCGAAACTGGAACCGACAAACATCGTATCGGGGCGAGAGAATCGGGTACACATGATGCCTCCGTCCCCGGAACGCTGGAGAGAGAGAAGTAGAACATTTGAAGGCGTAGCAACTGCTATGGCTGAGCAATGGGGCTAGGCACCGTAGCGACACGCACTGCACGCAAAATAAACATGCGCACACTGCGTAAATCGTGCTAGATTTGATCTGCGCTAGTTATCACGCTAGAGCGCAACCAAAACAATCAACCGCAGTACCGGAGAACATCATGACTAACTCCTTTTCTTCTTCGCCCGCATCAACCACCAAAAAATTACAAGATTACGCAGAGATCCTCGCAGGCCGGGAGGAAGACGTTAAGGCGTCTGAATATCGCGTGGACGAATGCGGACGCAACCTGCTGGAAGCGCTGAAGACTCTGCGCTCCGACCGCAATCACCTTGACCAACTGCGCACGCTTGTGGCTGAATTCAAGCGCCGGGAAGAGGCCGCAGCATGAGCCGCGAATACAGAGGCGAAAGCGCAGATGAGTTCTATGGCGTGACGTGCCCAGAGGACTTGGAAACCAGCTACTCCACTCCCAACGAAGACGAGGCATACGAACGCGCACGGCAGCGCGAGATTGACGAGGACGAAGCATGAAGGGCTATAAAGGATTCGACAAGAATATGAAGTGCCGATCGATGCAGTACGAGTTCGGCAAGAAGTTCACACACAACGGAACGGTTTCGCTATGCAAGCAGGGTCTTCACTTCTGTGAGCACCCGCTCGATACATGGAACTATTACAAACCACTCGACGGAAGCCACTACGCCGAAGTCGAAGCCGATGATGTATCCGACAAGGCCGAAGGGGATAGCAAGCGCGCCGCTTCATCTCTGACCGTTAAGTCCGAGGTAAAGATTCCGGCGCTCCTAAAGGCTGCGGTTGAGTTTGTTTTCAGTAAGGTAAAACCATCTGCCGGCGACTCCGCTCACAGCGCCACCACTGGCATCTCCGCTCACAGCGCCACCACTGGCATCTACGCTCACAGCGCCACCACTGGCGACTCCGCTCACAGCGCCACCACTGGCATCTACGCTCACAGCGCCACCACTGGCAACTACGCTCACAGCGCCACCACTGGCGACTCCGCTCACAGCGCCACCACTGGCATCTCCGCTCACAGCGCCACCACTGGCGACTCCGCTCACAGCGCCACCACTGGCAACTACGCTCACAGCGCCACCACTGGCGACTCCGCTCACAGCGCCACCACTGGCGACTCCGCTCACAGCGCCACCACTGGCAACTACGCAGAATCTAGCGTGTCGGGCAAAAACGCAATTGCCGCATCTCTCGGGATCAAGGGTAAGGCTAAGGCAGCAAAAGGTGATTGGATTGTGCTCGCGGAATACGACAAAGACGAAAAAATCATCGCCATGAGTGTCGCTCAGGTTCGCGGAAAACTCAAGGCCGACACATTCTACTCGCTCAAGGGCGGTAAGTTTACCGAGGTAAAGGCATGACAGACAGCGCACTGACCAAACAGCAGCCAGAACCACTCGCTCCTATGCAGCCAATGGAGATATTGGCCGAAATGGCACGGCGCAGCGAAGATCCTACCGTCGCCGTTGCCGTGGCTAAATCAATCGTTGATCTTCAGCAAAGTTCTGAGCGTTTCGCGTGGGAGCGCGAGGAGCGACAGGCAAAGATTGACTTCGACAACGCGCTAACCATTTGTCAGTCCAAGATCGCTACGCTGAAAACAAACCAAGGGAGAAAGAGCAGGAAAACGGCGCTAAAGGATGACATTTTTTGGCTGGACTACAAAGGGCTCGACGAAGCCGTGCGTCCTATCTACTTAGAGCAGGGATTTTCGATAGGCTTTTCCGAGGTGCAAGACGAAAAAGATAACTATATCGGAATGAAGGCTATCGTTTCGCGCAGCGGAGTTTCGCGGGAGTACTTCAAGCGCCTGACTCTTACCGCAGCATTTGATGGCATGCCCAAAGCAGACGCGGAGACTTCGGCTGCATCCCGAGTAAAGCGCTATCTCATTCTGCAGATATTCAACGTTGCCATTTGTATCGACAAGGACGAAAAGAAGCCTTTCGAGAACGGGAAGCAGCCAGGGGAGCTCGATGAGCGCGAACACCTGACGCACCTTGAGAACATCCGCAACGCCGGAAACGGAGAGGAGCTGCGCAAGATGTACATGAAAGCGCAGACAGCCGCAGACGCTACCGGCGACACCAAGAGCACTCTAACCTTTGCGGAAGCCAAAAACAAGCGCTATCGCGAACTGCAATCGGAAGGACGGATCTAACGTGAGATTCAAACAGGAAGCACCCGCAGAAACTCCACTCTTTACCAGCGCATCGACCGAACTGGCAACCATTGCAACCCTGCAAACCATCGTGCCGGTGGAATTCTTTAAGGAGGGCGGATCGAACGACATTCTTACCAACTTGGAAAATGAGGTTCGCGCACAGGCCGCAAAGTTGGACATCAGCACCAAGGCTGGCCGCGATGCAATCGCCTCGCTCGCCCACAAGGTCGCGTGTTCGAAGAAGCCCCTGGAGAACCTGCGCAAGGGCCTTACCGAGGATATCCGTAAGCAGAAAGAGGCCATTGATGCTGAGGGGCGCAAGGCGGATGAGCGCCTTGAGGCGCTCAAGATCGAAGTACGCAAGCCTTTGACTGACTGGGAGAACGCAGAGAAAGAGCGGGTAGCCAACCACGAGGCGGCGCTCCACTTGATCGAAGACGAAGAACAGCGCGCGGGCATGGGGTGGACAGTCGAGGAGATTGAATCAAAGATCGCGCTCGTTAAGCAGATTTTCAATTCACGTTCCTGGCAGGAATTTATAGAGCGGGCGAGCAAGGCGAGAATTATGGCAGTCGCCGCACTTGAGCAAGCTCTATTCCGCGCCCAGGAAGCCATCCGGGAGAAAGAAGAGCTTGAACGCCTTCGCGCCGAAGCCGCGGAGCGCGCCATCAAGGAACGCGAGGAGGCATCCGCCAGGGCAGCCAAGGAAGCCGCAGAGCGACGCGCAGAGGAACAGGCACGTATCGCACGCGAAGCAGTCGAACGCGAGCGCCAGAGGTTGGCGAATGAGCGCGCAGAGGCTGAAGCGCGCGCGAAGCAGGCCGAAGCGGAGAAGATCGCAGCGGAATTACGCGCAGAAGCATTGCGCCTAGCAGAGGCCGAATCCTATCAGGCGCAATTGGAAAAGGAGCGCCGCGAAGCAGAGGAAGCGGAAGAGCGCGCGCAACAAGCTCTACGGGATGCTGAGGCGCGGCGCGTAGCTGAGGCCGAAGCGGCAGAACTTGCAGCCAGCGCAGCAGTAGCAAAGGCAGAGCGCGAACGGTATGCGGCGGTCGAGGCTGAGCGCCAGCGGGTAGCGGCGCGGCAAAAAGAGGAACTCGAAGAGGCTGAGAAGCGCGCAAAGAACCGTGCGCACCGGCTCAAGATCGACAACGAGGTATTGGGCGCAATTGTTGCGCTCGACATTCCAATGGACCGCGCTCAAGACTTGCTCATCGCCATCGCAAAGAACGAAATCCCAAACATCTGCATCCAGTACTGAGGAACTTCCATGAAGCTTATCAACTGCGCTCAACTATCACCCGCATGGTTTCAAGCTCACTGCGGAGTTGTAACCGCATCAAGTATGGCCGCTCTGCTTAGTTTCTCCAAGGAGCGAGTTTTGAAGAGCGGAGAAGTGCGCGGCGGGGAGCCACTAGCAAAGCGCAAAGCATACCTTGATCGGAAGATCGGGGAACTTCTAACCGGTATCGTTGTCCAAGATAACTACGTGAGCACGGAGATGATGGACGGTATAGAGCGCGAAGCTTCAGGGCGAGCCGCGTATGAGCTTGAGGAAGATGTGATGGTAGAAGAGGTTGGATTTGGGATGCATGAAACTATTGCACGGTTCGGCGCTTCGCCAGATGGCTTGATCGGATTATCGGGAGGCTTGGAATTGAAGTGCCCAAAACCAAGTACGCATCAGCGTTGGATTCGCAGTCAGGTCATACCTCCAGATCACATTGACCAGATCGACTCCTGCATAGCTGTTTTCGAGCGAGAATGGTGGGATTTCTCTATGTTCTGCCCTCTCGTTCCTAAAGAAATGCAATTGGTGACGATTCGCCGTTTTCGCGACGATAAACGTATCGCCGAGATAGAGTGGAATGTTTCCGAATTCAACGAACTAGCAGATCAGGCAATCGAAGAACTGCGATCTATTTGCGGGCCATTTGAATTGCCTGCCGCGGTTTCCGTTATACAGCGCGATACAGATGACTTCGGCGATCTTGGGATTACGGATTCTGATCTTGCATTCTTGGACTAACAGAAGAAAGGGAAATCATGCACAAACAAAGCGAGAAGTTTACCGGGGTGGTAGAGAATGCATTACCGCACAAAGACATTTTCTGGGTGCTCACAGACGCGGGAGAGACTCTGTTCTCTCACAAAAACTATGCAAAGGCGCGCACTGTTCCAGAGATCGGCGCGCGCGTAAAGGGTCTGATTGGGCGTGTTCCTCAAGAGGACAAGCAAGCGCGTGCATTCAATGTGGAGGTGGTGAGCGCATGAGTGACTATATCAAGTTCGAAGTACTCGGACGCGCCGCGCCACAAGGAAGTATGCGTGGCTATGTTGTCAACGGTAAAGCTAAGCTCACCTGCGACAACGCGCACACGATTCCCTATCGCCAAGCGGTCGGATATGCCGCACTCGCCGCGCGGGACAGTGATGCGATTTTCGCAGGCCCACACGTTGCAGTTTCTGTGCAGTGCGACTTCTACATCAAGCGCCCAAAGGGTCACCGCAAGACATGGACGCACCCGCCAACGAAGCCGGATATAGACAAGCTATGCCGGGCCACCCTGGACGCGCTGACAGGCATCCTGTATGTCGATGACGGCCAGGTCGTAGGCATCAAGGCAGTCAAGCACTATGGCTTGCCAGAACGCACTGTAATTTCTATTGAAAAGGCGGATTGATGCGATGAAGTCCGGCCCCGCAGAGCTGAAACGTTACCGCGCGGAAGAGATTGATCAGCGCACAAACGCAGAATAGAAAGGTCATCATGCCAGAAACAGACAGCGCAATGCAGATCGGGATAGCCCTGAGAGCGGCGCACATTGCCAAGCAGAGCTTGGAGATGATGCAGTTACCTCCGCGCCTCTGCAAGATGCAAATACTGGAAATCACAGAGTGCCTGAAAGAGCTTCAACAGTTTCTCGACCAGAAAGGATGAACATGCAGCACACACCCGCACCTGAATACGACGCAGAGACAATCAAGGCCGCCGCACCGCGAGTTGCAGCGATGAACCTGAGCGCAGACAAACCCTCCTTCGCAGCAGAGATCAATGCAATCCGCGAGGAGACCAAAGACCTGCCTCCGCTGGATACATCCCACAACAGCAAGCCCACCAAGCCGGAGCGCAAGACCATCACCGTCGATCTGACCGACTGCCCGGAGGTCTACGCGCGCATCAAGCAGCTCGCAGAGGCCGACGACCGCACCCTGGCGATGTGGCTGAAACGCTACCTGCGCAAAGAACACGGCGCAGCGGTGACGAAGTGAAGCCGCGCCGCAAGCCCCTGGTGGGCCGCAAGATACCGTGCAACCATTGCGGCCACCGCACAGTGCAAGGCGCGGCCCGCGTGCGGCGCAAGGTGCTGTTCTTCTTCTGCCCGGACTGCTGGACGAAGAAGCACGCGGACTGCAACGCGCTGAACGTCAAGGTGGCCGCATAACCCACGCGATGGAATTCGCAGAAATGAGACAGAAATGAAAGCTCCCAAAGTAGACCTGTTCACGATTTGCCGGGGCGCTGCGCATCCGCTTTTCCAGAACGCTCTGGAGGCGGTCAACGCGAACATCAAAGACCCAAACACGCTGCTCGACAAGCACCGCAAGATTTCCCTGACTTTCGAGTTTGTCCCATACAAGGACCGCTCCGGGGCCGCTGTCGTGTGCTCGGTTGACACCAAACTGTCACCGGTCAATGGTGTGGACTCCACCATCTACCTCAAGAAGATTGACGGCGTTATCGAAGCCTTTACGCAGGACACCAGCCAAATCGACCTGTTTGAAGGGGAAACCGAAGCAGAACAACAGCAGAAAGAGACGGTGTAATTTGGACCAATCCGCAGCATTCATTCAGAAAATCGTTGACCTTGCGCCCGCAACGCAGATCCAAATTCATGGTCTGCCTTATGGGACGCGCGCCCTCACGCTTATTCCCACCCCATCGGCTCCGGCGCTCTCTGTCGGCACGCTGGATGGATTTGTCAACTTGCTCGAATCTGGCGTGGATGGCTTCGAAGTTGCTGGGAGTTTGATCCACATCACAACCTTTGGCCGCGTGGATCTCGTTCAGCGCAAAGCGGACAGCTACGGCCGCCGCATTGCACACGTGACCGCGGTACTGACCGAGGGCGTAACCACCTTCCCATATTTCAATCGATTTGGGACGCAAGAAGACTTCATCATCGGCCTGCAATCCCACTTCCAGAGCACCCCTGACCTCGCCGGACTGCTCGACCTCGCCAGCCACATCACCGGCAAGGAAACCGTGAAGCAGGTAGACAGCGGAATCACTCAGGAGGTAACCGTCCAGCGCGGTTCCGCCTTCAAGGAAAGCGTCGAAGTAAAGGCGCGCGTCACACTGAAACCTTTCCGCACGTTCCGCGAACTGGATCAGCCGGCCAGCGATTTCATTTTTCGCGTGAAGGATGGGGCGCAGTTGGCGCTATTCGAAGCGGACGGCGGGGCCTGGAAGATTGCGGCTATTGGGATGATTTCCGAATGGCTGCGCAACCGCATCAAAACGTCCGAAGTGGCTGAACTGGCGAATCTGCCAATTATCAGCTAGGCAACCTACACGCAAACCGGGCGGGAATCAGCGCAGTATCCCGCCCAGCATTTTGTCCAAGACAGTCCGCGACCAAAGGTGCAAACTGATCCTGTCCGCCGCGCCTGCGAAGGACTACGGCGCTCTGCCTGATCAGCGGAGCCGAAAGTGGCAGAGGAGAGTTTCTAAGGCTCTCCTCGCCAGCCCCACTTAGAAGGGAACGAAATGAACCAGTGGTTCAGGATGTACGCTGAATTCTCCACGGACCCAAAAATTCGGACCATGAGCGATGTACTACAGATTCGGCTTGTTAGACTGTTCTGCTTGCGCAGCTCCGGACTCACCGAAAAGCTTTCCTATGACGAGTTGAAATATGGAATTGGATGTAACGATGATGAAACGTTTCTTGAAACAAAATTAGCGTTTCAAGCGAAGGGTTTTATCGATGAAAATTGGGCTGTTTTGAACTGGAATAAGCGCCAATTTGTGTCGGACTCAAGCACGGAAAGGGTCAACAAATTCCGCGCAAAACAAGCGTTGAAACAGTCTGAAACGTTTCTGAAACGCGATGAAACGCAAAATGAAACGCACCAGAACAGAACAGAACAGAACAGAATAGAACAGAAAAAGACTATTGCGCGGAGCGTTCCGCCGGAAGAACTGGCAGGAACCCTTCCGCTACTCGGAGGGGATATGTACGAGATTTCCAAGCAGCAAATGGCCGAATGGCAGCAGGCGTTTCCGGGCGTAGATGTGAAATCAGAGCTGAAGCGGACGAAAGTCTGGATGGACGCTAACCCCACACGGAAGAAAACTCCGAAGGGAATAAACCGGGCTATCGTTTCATGGCTTACGCGATCGCAGGATAGCGGCAGAACAATCACCAACGGAGGCACCAATGGAAAACAAACTGGAAAGATCGAATCAAATCTCGAAATCCTCGCAGCCTGCCGGGCGAGTCTTGAAAATAATGGACGCACTGACGGAAGTGCATTGCTATCGCGGGGCGCAGATGAACGAGATGTACCTCAACCTGATGAGCGCTAGACTTGCGCAGGAAGACCTAGCGCGAGTGTTCCGGGCGCTGAAGGATCTAGGGGAGCGCCCGCGCAAAGATGGAGAGTCCGCGCTGCTTGACCTTGGCACGATCCTCGGGGAGATGAACTCGAAGCCGCGCATACTGAGTGCGCCAGGTAGTGCGGCATGACCGACCAAACGCTAGACGCAGGTATGCCCTGCAACACACAAGCCGAGCAAACTATCCTTGGCGCGATCATGCTCGAAAACCAAGCCTTCTACGAGGCGCAAGAGTCCGGCATAGAGGCGCAGGACTTCTTTCTCGACAGCCACCAGCGCACATGGTCCGCAATGTGCCGCTTGATGGACGCACAGAAGCCTGTTGACCTCGTGACCCTTGCGCACGAACTGAGAGGCACCAAGGAGCTCGCATCGGTCGGCGGCGTGTCTTTTATCGCGGCGCTCACTGAGGGGCTTCCGCGCAGGCCAGTAATCGCCGAATACCTCCGCATCGTGCGCGACAAGTCACTAGCGCGTCGCCTGATGCAGATTGCCGGGGCTGTGCAGGACCGCGCTGCGGACGGTGGAACTCCAGCGCAGGATTTAGCGGGGGAAATGTCAGACGCGGTTCTGGAGGCATCCTCGCGCGTTTCCAGCCACGGGCGGCAGATCGACGCTATCGTGGTCGAGGACGCGATGCGGTTCGAGGCTCAGGCCGACGCGCCGTTTACCGGGATTCTTGGCGCCAGCCTGTTTACGCCAGAGCTTTCGCGCATCACAGCCGGCCTGCAAGACAATGAGCTTTGCCTGATTTGCGCACGCCCAGGGCAAGGCAAGACTGAGGCAGCAATCCAGATCGCGGTAGAGAATGCGCGGAATGGGCTACGCGTTCATTTTCAGTCAATGGAGATGAAAAGCTGGCAGCTTGTGCGCCGGATGCTGCGCTACATGGCGCGGATACCAGTTTCACATATGCGTGATCCTCGGTGCTTGCGGCCGGAAGAGCGCCAGGCGATCCGCAACGCCCGCGAAGAACTTCTAGACCTGCCGATTTTCATTGATGACACGCACGAACTGACGTGCAGCGATTACCGATCCCGCGCGGTATTGGCCACTAAGCGCTGGAAGGCGGATCTGATCCTCGTGGACTATGCGCAGCTTCTTATCGTGCCCACGGCGAAGGGTGACGCGATCAAGGCCGCGCCAAAGCAAGCGGAGACGTTGCGGCACATCGCCCGCGACTACTGCCGCACGATTGCGCTGGCGCAGTTGCGCCGCAGCCCACCGAATGACCTGAACCTGTACCCCGACATTGAGATGATCTTCGGCGCAAGCCAGTTCGAGCAGGCCGCGCAGATGATCCTATTGCTACACCGTGAGCGCAAAGAGAAGCGCTACACCGGAGAGGACTTCTGCTTTATCGGCAAGATGCGCGAACTCCAAGGGATAGAACCGATTGGGATTAAGGCGAATCCGTGGGGTGGATTCGTGGACCGCTACGAGAGCGGAAGTTCAAGCACATGGCACGACAAGGAGGATTGATATGTGCAGAGAAATGAAATTGATTCACATGGCCGAGGCTCATGCAAGAGACTGGCTTGCCAACACGCGACGAGGTGAGATGCCCTCAAAAGACTTGCAGGCGCTCTACGCGCAGTGGGCGCTCGTTGCCCAGCGTATGCAGGCGGTACACGCGATGAACTGCGCAGAGTGCCAGAAAGAAGAGGTGAGCAGTGAGTGAGCATAACCAGCATTACGTCGATTCGGATACCGGGATGGCAGAATGTGAGTGCTGTTGTGGGTGGGCGCTCGACTTGGAGCGCGAACGCAAAGACCACACCGAAGAAATCAAACGAAAGGACGATGCGCTGGTTACATTGGCGCAACAGCACGCACAAAGCGGGGTAGATATGGCGCGGATCGAAGCGCTGGCCAAGCAACTGGCGAGTGCTTTAGATGGAGTTATGATGGCGGCAGACCTTCCGGGCGACCATTGCGAATATGAGGACACAAAGCCAATTGCAGTCGAAGCCTTATATGCATGGCTAAACCACAACAACCAGAATCCGAAGTAGATTATTCCTTGTCAGACTCGCGCATAGCTTCGCAATGGCATGGCACTCCAGCGCATAGAACGCACGGTAGGTGGTCGCCGATGAGCCGGGGCCACCTAACGGGCTGCGGAAGTCGAGCGGGGCGTTGCTTGCGGGTTGTAGTGCGGAAAATCATGCGTTGACTGGGCCGGGAGGCTTGCCAAACGGGTACGGCTTGTCTGCTGGCTTCGGCTTTACGCTGGTCTTCTTTACGATCTTTTTGGGCATTTAGTTTTCTCCTTCTGTGGTCTGCGTGTTCCTGTTCATAGAATACGCTGGATCAGATTGCCCAGTCGAATTCTTTTGTCTAATCTCCGACTTGTGCACAGTCTCCCACTCCTGCACAATCTGGTAAATGTCCGACGCGTAATAAATAACTCGCATGCCCACCCAGCTTGCAGGCGGCAGGCAGATCACCGTGAGTATGCCGGCAATGGCGATCCGGTTTGAGCGCCTTTCCTTCCTCCGCTCATCGGCGCGCGCCTCCCGCTCTTTGCGCTCTGCTTCCTGCTTCTTCTCGGCCGATTCGCGTTCCTGGCGCACTGCGCGATATTCGGTGTAGAATTCGCGGGACTCTACCTGAAACGCGCGAAAGTTAGAGACGCCCAGCATGAGTTCTTTGATTTGCTCTGTGTGCGTTGCGAGTTGCTCTGCCATCTGCCCGGGCGTCATGCGATTCCTTTCATTTGCGTCCTTCGCGTTCAGGTAACGTAGCGGTTATCTAGCTCCGGAGTCTATTGCATCCCCGTCATTTTGTACTGGCCCATCATGCTTACGGTTGGGTATGTAGTTGTGCAAGATGCGCCGGGAGAATTAATGGCAAGTTTGATGGTGTGCCCAGCCGCAACCACATACGGAGTTGTGGAGATAACCTGAGAAGCAACCGAGTTCGAGATGGTTCCAATCGCGGTATACGATCCATTATCAATAACACCGACTGTGACAGCGGTACACCCGACAGCCTGCACGTTAAAGCCAACATCTATGCTGAGTATTGTGATGCTCGATGTTGGAGTAAATTGAAAAAATGCAGATTGGGTGCTGGTTGAGTTAGCTGTCGGTGATCCTCCCCAAAGGGCTAGTCGGACGGGCGTACCAACAGACCCAAAATTGACATTCAATGGGCCGTCGATGGTAAAAGGCTCTACGGAATTTGTAGGTCCTTGTGTGTAGTAGTAGGCTGGCTCTATGTAGTTCCCCGATGTAGTAGCGTATCCTGTTACATCGTTCTTAACCGCCGGATTTCCTGCGGAGGCACTACACCGTGCATTCTCCACGGTGATTCCCCTCAACTGACCCGATACGGTTTGACTCAGTTCTATACAAGGCTGGTTTGCAGAAGCTGTGTGGTAAGAAAAGTTTGGATTATAAAACGCGACGTTTGCGGCATCTTTAACAAGAATCTCCCCAGTAGTATTACCAGAAAAACCCTCAAATTGAGTCCCAAAAAAAGCGATATTGTACATCTTGTCACTGTTTCCGGACCCATTGACGTACAGTTCGTTATTACCCGATCCAGCGTGCTCTATCGCCCCTCCGAACCAGCTTACCGCGCTTATTTGACCCGTACCTGTGTAGTCGATAACTACAGGCTGCGCTCCGGTATTTCCTGATCCGTTCACCCATACGTTGTTAAAAGAAAGAACGTTTAAGCCACCAACTGCGAATGCGTCCGAGCGAATATGAAGTCCGACAGATGAGGCGAACCCATAAATAAGATCGTCGCGGAGAGCAGATGGTACATACAGATTATCAAGATCTACGCATCCGTTGGTAGGAGAATGACCGTTGCAGTTTATGTTCCACCCTTGCACAAGGAAAAACTCTTGCCCTGTACTGTGTGAAAGATTTGTGAGTAGAGAAACAGGAGACCCAACTTGAGCTGATACCAAGTTACATCCTCCCACGGAAGACGCATTCCCGACCGAACCAAGACAAATCATGGAAGACCCGCTAGCAATCGTAACCCCTGAGTTGCCAGTAACCGTAATAGTAGTTCCAGTACTAGCGAGTAGCGTTACTACTTGGGTAGGGGAGCCTATAGCCAAGGTGGTCAGCGTCTCTGTGTAGTTTGGGGGAGTCATGACGGTTCCCCCAGATGCCGGGAGGGCCACGATTGCAGATGCGATATTAGGATGCACAACACCATCTACGTAAACTGTAGAATTTATACTTGGCCCGCTAAGTGGCCCGCTAAGAGCACCCCCAGGACTCACGATGTTCGTAAAGGCCCCTGCTTGCGAGTTCGCCCCGGTTCCGCCACTCGATACCGGAACCGGAGTCGTTGAGGTGATAGCGCCAGCCGCGACGGTGCCTGAGACGTTGAGGTTGCCGGTGATCGTGCAATTCCCGGGACCCGCGCCGCAGCCGTTGATGGTAGTGTTAGCGCCAATCAGCACCGAGCCTCCGCTGCCGATCTGCACCTGCGCGGTTAGGGATGTTGCTGCGATCAAGAGTAGAGCAAATGCGCAAATTCGAAGTTTCATTTTTCAACCTTTACTGATAAATGACTTGAACAGTAAGCGTTGAATTTACAACGATCCCCGCTCCAGTCGGATTGTAAACGGTAGCGTAAGGGACTCCTAGCGCGGAGATGTATGTGTTGACGATCAACGGGGCATATGTGGCCGAATATCCCTGCCAAGTTGTAATTACAGCCGATGTAGATTGCCCCATGGCGGTTCCGCCACATACTTCAGTACCGGCGGCCGGTATTGTTACCGAAATAGAGCAAGCGTAAAAGGCGGGGAATTGTGCTGAGACAAACGCTGTCGTAGCGACCTGTGTGTTGTTGGTGCCAGGCGATGCTGTCGGCGCTGTGGGCGTTCCGGTAAGCGCCGGGCTTGTGGAAAGAACGACACTACCGCTCCCAGTGCTGGAGGTTGTTCCTGTACCCCCATAGGATACTGGTATCGTGGACGACGCCACCGCAAGTGACGGCGCAGTGGTCGAGTTCGTCACGGTCGGCACCAACCAGGCAGGCCACGAACCGGACGGCGCGGCGAAGGTGGTAACCGTTCCGCCTCCGGTTGAGCACCCAATGCTTGCGCAGGCGCTAGCCGCTGTCGTGGTGTCAAAGTTCCATGAGGCTGTCATGGTGCTGAGCGGACCGATGTTCACCGAGTAGGTCGGCGCAGAGTTGACCGTAACGGTGCCGGTGAATTTCGGGCTCACGCTACTGATAGAAACCCATGACCCGGCGAGGTTCACGCACGCAACATTGTTTGCTCCGCCGCCAACTGCGCAGTCGGTCGAGTTTGCGCCGTCGATCACCAGCACGGAATAGTGAGGATAGGACGCTGCGGCCGGCAGGGTAGCCACGGTGAACCTGGGAGGCTGTGAACCCTGCGCAAGCGCGAGAAGCGGCGCCAGGAGGGCGGCAAGTGTGATCCTACGAACCAAAGTAAACAAGATTATCTCCGATCTGCGGCGGTATCACGCCAATCCAGATGATGTTTGCGCCTGTGATGTTGTAGTCCACGCCGTACCGCGCATACGACCCAGACACGAACAGTTGACCGTTCGCCGGGTGACTCGGCGCGAAGGATAGTCCAAAGGTGCGCAGGACTCCGTTGGGAGTGCCGGTCGGAATGACCGGAGCAGGCAGACCGCCGCTTGCTCCACCACCTGCCGACCCCGCAGAAATCGCTTGGTCGATGAGCACAACCGGATATGGCCCAAAGAGCGGATGCACGAAGACGATGGTGTAGAGCGCGGTGTTGTCCAGGTAGGCCACGGAGTGCCCAAAACCATCCGTGATGAGTGGCTGCGCAATTACGTCTCCGGTCAGGTCGCTGTAGACCGCCGCCAGCGGGCTGGGAGGCACCGTGGTGGTCACGGCAGGCTGCGTGCAGTAAAAGACCTGCGCACCGGCCAGTGCTCGGCCTAGAGCGTCTGTCAGCCACCTATCGTCCCTTGCGATTGCCATGTTATCCGCCGATCTTCGCGATAATAGTTCCCGTCC